ATAAAAAAATAATATATAATAAAATAAAAGGCGCTAATGCCAAGGAGTTATAAATGAGTGCATTCTCTAAATTGAGACAACAAAGAAAAGATATCAAATCTAAAATNGAAAAATATGCAGATACTGAAAAAANATCTTTTGATNATGGTCCATCAACATATTANCCAGAACGAAATAAAGAAGGAACTGCATCTGTAGTTTTACGTTTATTGCCNACACCTGAAGAAGACGGNGCTGGTATTCCTTTCGTTAAAATATTCTCACATGGTTTTAAAGGTCCACAAGGTAAATGGTTTATTGACACGTGTCCTACTACCTANAAAGAAGATTGTCCTGTTTGTAAATTAAACAGCGATTATCTTGACGCTAATGGTGGTGACTGGAAAACGGCATCTAAAGAAGTGCAGGATTTAATCCGCTTAAGAAAACGCAAAATTAAGTTTTATTCAAATGTGGTAATTGTCAAAGATCCTGCAAATCCTGAACTCGAAGGTACAGTTCATCTATTCCAATACGGTCAAAAAATCTTTAATATGATATCAGGTAAATTAAAGCCTGATTTTGAAGATGAAGAACCTATCGATGTATTTGATTTGGATGAAGGTTGTAATTTCAACTTCAAAATTGTTAACAAAGATGGTTATGCTAACTATGATAAATCATCTTTTGATGTCGCGCCTTCAGCTCTTGCTAATGGTGATGAAGCTGAAATGGAAAGAATTTTTAATCAATGTAAACCATTGCAGCCGTTGATTCAGAAAAAATCTTTCGAAGATCTGAATAAACGACTCAATTTTGTAATGGGAACCAAAACTGATACACCTGAACAAAAAGCTCCTGTCGCTAAAGAAGCTGTAGCTGCTAGTACAGCTAGTGCTGGCCCTGCTATTGATACTTCTTCATCTGAAAGTAATTTACCGGAAACAGAAGCAGCTGCGTCTGGCGAAGACGATGAGTTATTTTCGTATTTTGATCAGCTAGCTAATGACTAAACGGTTTATGGAATCCAGCGGCGCTCAGTTGCTGGATTCTTGAGTTGTTACTAATAAGGACGTTTACCTTTCCAATCAGCTTGTGGAAGATGGATAATATTACTGAAATCTTTCTCAAGTTCAATAACTTTAAATGTTGATCGTACATGTGGATTCAAATACATATGTATGGTTGGCCCATAAAGTTTAGATTTAGCCACTCTCTGTAATACTTGATAATTCAATATAAATCGTTTTTTATCATTTTTAATCTTTGATATTTTATCCAAACTCTGCAACAATTCCATCCTGCCGCGAAGTGGCAAATAATGTAGATTAATACCTTTAAATGATCCTTTGTCAATACTAAATGGTATCACCAATGGGAATTTGTCATACACAGGTAAAGTCTTTTTATGCTTTGGATCATAAACAAAAGAATGAATCGNACCAATTGTAGGTTTATGAACTTTTGAATCTTTAATAGAACTTAACTGTGATTTGAACCATTTTATGGCATTCTTTATTTTGCTCATTATGGAACTCCGAAACGTTGTAATGACAATAACATATCAGACACTGGATCTTTATAATTTGTTGGACCGCTTGGCGCCCCTGAAGATGTGATTGATCTGTTATTATTTACAATATTTATACCACCTTTTGCCNGCAGAAGCTTTTCTGTTCAACTTCACGATCGCGTTGTATTTTTTGTTCTTTCAATGATGTACTTTCACTTTCTACTCGTTCAAGATTTTTAACTATTTCTGATTGATTAGAATTCGCTGATACGTTATCACTAATAGAAGACATTGAATTGTCAGTTAAAACACTAGTGTTAGATTTTGAAGCAATTATTTCTGCAAATGCTGCTCCAGCTGCCAACTGTTGTTCTTGAGGTGTTTTATCATCTTTGGCTTTTGCAGATGAATTTTCAGCATTCTTTAAATCAGCAGACGCAGTTGTGGTTACTGTATTGCCTTTCATAATAGTAGGTGAAGAAACATTAGTAGAAATATTTGATACTGCTTCTGATAATGGAACTACAGGTGAATTTACTGAACTAACCATTGAATTAAATTTATTTGCTATATCTGTTTGAGATTCAGATACCGCTGAATTAAATTTATTTGCTATATCTGTTTGAGATTTAGTATTTGATACAGAATTAGATTGTTCAGAATTAGTAAGTGATGATTTGTCAGAATTATCAGATGAAGCTACAGAAGACTTATCAATATTGTAAATAACAGTCTTTTGATTTTTAATAACATCAGCTGCATTTTTATTTTCTACATTTGAATTTGTTTCATCATTATTTATTTCAGTAACAGAANGCATAGATGTAGGTAATATTTCTACATTTGAATTTGAAGTTTTTTGCTGATTATAATTAGCAACTCCTAATCCGCTTAATCCAACAGATTTTTTAACCACGGAAGATTTAAACTCAGATGATTCTTCCAATTGAGAAGTTTTAAGTTCTTCATTGACTGCCTGAGCATTTCTTAAATCATCCATTGCNGCTTTGGTAGTTGTTGATCCTTTAAGTTCTTTGTCAGTTGCNGCTTTGGTAGTTGTTGATCCTTTAAGTTCTTTGTCAGNTGCNGCTTTGGTAGTTGTTGATCCTTTAAGTTCTTTGTCAGTTGCTGCTTTGGTAGTTGTTGATCCTTTAAGTTCTTTGTCAGTTGCTGCTTTGGTAGTTGTTGATCCTTTAAGTTCTTTGTCTTTTGCAGTATTTTTAGCTTCCATAGCAACTATGCGTTGATTATAAACTATGTCCAATGCTTTACGATCAGATCCATCAACTGAATTTGTAGTAATTAATGCTTTTAATTCATCAGTTGATAATTGACCAAGTTTACTTTGGTCATCCATTTCACTTACTGCGCCCAAGAAGTTTTTATCAATACCAAGTTTCTTCATCGCAGCTTCAGCGGTATTTTCAGTTCTATCTGTTACAGTAGGATTAAGTTTTCTAATTTTAGTAGCAGCAGAATCTTCAAGTCCAAAATCACCCATCATTGGCAATGATCTTATAGCATCGCCAATGGTATCAAAGAACGCCATTACAAAATCTATCAAACCTGTAGTAGCATCAGTTAAAACAGCTTTTAAATTAAAGTCTGGTCCTTCAAATCCTAATTTATCTGAGACCCAATTAACAATACTATCAAAGAACGCCATTACTGATGTTCCAATATTTGGGAAAAAGTTTTTTATCGTAACAAGCAACCCATCTAATAGACTACCTGTTTTTTGCCATTCTTTCCAACCTTGTTCCAATGTCAACATAATACCGTCAAACATAGAGGCAAAACCTATAAGAGGTGCAAGTAAACTTTCAAATCCAAGTTTAATTATTCTCCAAACAGCAATAATAGGTTTAAGGAATCCAAAATCAAAAGCATCTTCCGGAGCATCAGGAATATCTGGTGATTCTTGATCATTAGCAGCTTCTCTAGCATTTTCACGATTTTCTTTGCGTACAACTTCTGCAAGTTTATTAGATTCTTGTGATTGTTTAACTAATTCAGCGTTTGAATTTCTATCTATATCCCAAGCATCTAAAATACCTTCTTTCATTTCGTCAATACTTTGACTTATGGTTTCTAAAATACTTAATGATTCATCATTTATATCAACAGAATTTTCAAGTGTAGGAACAACATCTGGAGCGGTAAGCGGCTTTTCAGCTATCTCTGGTTCTTTAATCATTTCCGCAGCTTCGCCAGCAAAAGAAGAAATCATATCGAAAGCTTTTGATGTTACGGGATTAGATTGGACTATTCCCTGTACGTTTGACATAATACTGCCAAAGACTGCATCTTTAGCTTTAGTTGCTTTATCTTTTGCAATACTACCTAATTGATCAGCACTTTCTTCAAAACTAGCAGCAACCCGTTTTAAAACTGATACTTTCTCTTCTTCGGCGTTACTTGGCATTTTTCTTCCTTTTATGCTCATTTGCTTTGTTGATTTTATTAATCAACTGATAAGTATAAATGTCTAGCTCAAATGGATAAAGATCGTTGGATTCACTAATCGATAAAATATTGTGTTCGGTCAGCGCAAATAATATCTTATAAAACATAATAACGCTTTGACCGCCGAACGCTATTGAAAAAAATCTTGGATATTATCAACCTCTAATGTTTCTTTATATCCGCAAACAACACAAGTAAAATCCGTTTTAATAGATAACTTAGGCATTGATTTAATATATTTCTCTATTTCTTTAATTACGGCGCCAGGAAGTTGATCAATAAATTCTTCGACATCTTCCTTTGGTTCGTCTTTTAGCATAGTAACTTCTTCACCGTCCCATACGTATTCAATACACGAAACAATAGATTTGATAGTCATTTCGGCTTTAGTCTTTTTACTAGAAAGTAAAGCAACTAATGTGCCGTCTGCCGGTTTTAATTTAATACCTTGAGTTGGATTGATTTGTATTTTTTCTAATTTTTTATCATATTTTTTAGATAATTTTAGATCGTCTAAATTCAACATTACTTCGTTTTTATGATGACATTTATGAGTAGTGTCTAAAGGTTTTCCTTCATCGTCCACATCTGGTACATCATTATTGCATTTAACAGTTACGTCAATTGTATCGCCTTTAGACATTGCACGTAATTTTATCATGATATATTGTAAATCTACCATTGTTAGATCTTCAGCATTAAAACTAGGCGTTTGAGAGCAATTATTAATCACTTCAAAGATAGTATCAGCTAATTGTTCAGGCTCTTTTGATTCTATAGCCATCATGATAATTTTTTCTTCTTTTACCAAAAACGGACGAATTTTTATTTTCTTTTTACTTAAAGGTAAAGTAATTGTATGAATTATTGTTGTAATTTTAGGTAAAGCCATAATATCTCCATATTATTATTTTCTTTTATTGTAATCAAATGTAATATCAAAAGTAGCAAAATTATTTTGTTCTGATGATGTTAATGTTGGTTCTTTTATAGATAAAGGATAAGCATCTATAAATTCATATGAGTAAATTGGTTTATCTGTACGATCTAATACTTTAACTGATATAGTTTTTACATATGTATTACGATATGAAAATTCGTTAGTATTAGAATTATATATATCATTAACCCATTTATTAAATTTTTTATATAGATTAAACTCGGTGTCAATATAAAATGACATTGTAATATTTTCGTTTATAGAGTCATAAGGTAAAACTACATAATGACTAGATTTTAATCCGCGTTGTTCAGTAGTAGATAAAGTAGATCCGCCAAGACCAACAGAAGTACATAATGTAGATTCTTCAATATTACAAATTCCTGGTATATCTATTTCATATCTATTAGTTCTAGCTAAATCTTTGAATTGCGATGTGAATTGACTTATACTCATTTTATTCCTAATTCCTTTTCAGTAAGTATGATAAATTCCATGCCTCTGGATTTAGCCCATTTAGTAGCATATTTCCATTTAGTTTGATTAACTACATATGTTTTAGCTTCAGTTAAATATCGTTTACTTCTTTTTGTATGGTTTTCTTGTTTCTTTTGATGGTTTAATTTCTGCTATTTTCTTTTGTATTTTACCTGATTTATCAATATATTCTAAATATAAATCAACAAAATATCTATGTGACTTATTATCAATAGGACTGAAATATGGTATTACAATTTCTTCTGATCCCCACTTTATTATATTATTGTTTAAATCNCAAAATCTAAAAGCTTTTAANTCCCANGANCTCCTAAATATACAATTATTTATATCACCTTTATATTTTTTAGGATTTTGAGGTTTATATTTTCCTTGATGATATGAAGCCAATTATCTCTCCTACTTTATAAATAGTATTTATATAATAAGGAGAAAACTTATGGAACCAGCGTATAAAATAAATCAACCTCAAGTTTATGACTTATCAGGAGACCAAGACGCTGCGGTTACTATTCAATCTTTTAGAAAAATTCAAACTGGCGGACCTAATAATATATCATACGTAAAAGATCAAACGAATAATTCTTTTGATAGTTATGGTAATGATATAATTAAACAAATTAAAGATTCCGCACAAGCTTTTTTAACTGAGGAATTATAATGGCAGGGAAGATAATAGATATTCCAGTTACAGCAATTTCATTTCCTTATCCTAATTCTTTATCATTTAATTATGCCAAAGAATGGGCTACTGAAGAAACTGGTGCATTCACAATGGATAATGCAGGTGAAAGTGCTAAAAACGCTATTAGTGTTGCAATACAACAAGGAGTATCAGGCGCTGCAGGAAATAGATCAAATCATGAACAAGGAAAAGCTATTAATAATTATGAAAAGGTTTTATTTAAAAATATACCATATAGACAAGTTACATTTGAATGGACATTAACTGCGCGGTCTGCTGATGAATTTAAAATGTATAAAGATACTTTNCAAAAAAATGAAAATAGAATCAGCACCAAAAAATGTAGGTGAAGGTCCATTTTGGGAATATCCTAATACTTTTAAACTTGAAATTAAAGCTGTTAATAATACTATATTTAAAACTCCTGAAATGGCGTGTACTGATATTGCAATAAATTGGACGCCACATGGTTTTTGGTCTCAGACTGGCGGTAATCCTACATCTATAGGATTAACAATGCAATTTACAGAACTTCAATTAGCAACTCAAGATTTATTATCAGCTGGAACAATAATATAATGTCGTATTTTAGTAAATTTCAAAAAATATCTTATAACGACACGTCAATGACTAATTTAACTCAACGTGTTGCTATACCCGAAAAAATTAAAAATAACAAAGATTTATTCTTTTGGTATTCGGTCAAAGATTATGATAGACCTGAAAATGTAGCATTTGATTATTATGGAGATTCAACATATTCATGGGTTATATTATTAATGAATGATATAGTAGATCCTTTTTATGATTGGCCTTTATCACCTTCTGAAGTAGTTGAATATGCTAAAAATAGATACGGTCAAAAAGAAAGCGAATATCAAGGTATACATCATTGGGAATTAGGTGATGAATGGTATGATAGTGATCCAGGGCAAGGAGCAATATCAGTGTCTAATTTAGATTATGAAAATTTTGATAATGAAAAAAGGCGACTTATAAAAATACTTTATCCCCAATATATTGTCCATTTAGATCGTGAACTTGAATTCATATTAAGGACAGGTGTTTAATGGCTGAATCTTCGAATGTTATAATACATAAAATGTTATTAGTTGGAGGTTCTGGACAAAGTGCAGAACTTAAACAAGATTTTGGAAAATTTGAAATGATTGAAGACATTTCAACAACTACTATATCTGCATTGTTGGTTTTTTCAGAAACTGAATCATTAAGACGAAACTTTACCTATAATAGGCGAAGAATTAGTTATTGTTGAATTTCAAAGTATTTCGCCAATATCTAAAGCGCCAGATGCTATGATAAAATTAGTATTTTTTGTTACTAAAATGATTGATTTTACTATTGATGGAGATAAGAAACGTAGTTATGGTTTAGTTCTTAATACTATGGATCATAGACTTAATTTTAAACAGAGAATTAGAAAATCGTACACAGGCAATGCTTCAGGTATTACTAATAGAGTAATAACTAATATGTTGTCAGCGCCATTAATTGATGTCGACGCTGATAAATTCACAAATGATTATATATTTCCTAATTGGCGTCCATTTCAAGTTATAAATTATTTATCAAATAACGCAGTATCAGCGCAGTATAATGATCCTTATTATAAATTTTATCAAGACAGACGTGGGTTTAATTTTGTGTCTATGAGTTATATGATGGATAGAACTCAAGGGTTGATTCTCAATAATAAAATACTAAATGTTAAAGATAATGACACTGACGAAAAAAATGTTCATAGTTTTACAAACAGAAAAATGTTTGATACTGATGAAAATATTTTATACGGCATGTATGGCGCAACTTTAATATCATATGATAAGATCAATAAATCGCATAGAGAAACTAAAAATACTTATACTCAAACATTCGGCCAATTTAAACATGTAGGAGAGAAAAANTTAACATCAGCTTTTCTTGAAAGTCCTAAATATAATTTTCAATTTATGTTAGATAATGAACCTACTTCTCCTGGAGTATATAATTATGTTGATGATATACATAAACAAAGGATTATAAGAGGTAATCAACATAACAATCATAATTGGGAAGTAACATATACAGCAGATACTAATATATTAGTAGGAAGATATTGCATTTTTAATCTTAGAAGTCCGCTTACTGAAGTATTTGATAAAAAATTATCTGGTAAATATCTAATTAAAACAATAAAAATGTCAATGACACAATCGAATTTGTATATGTATTTAACAGTTAGTAAAGATGGAGTATTTTCATAATGGATCAAAAATGGTTTGGAAGTAATGCACGATATTATGTAGGTGTTATTGAAGAAAATGACGACTCAAAAGCTAAGGATAATATAAAATTAGGACGTTGCAGAGTAAGATTATTAGGAGTTCATTCTGAAGAATTAATAGAAAATGATGTAACAGGTGAAGGTATACCAACAAATAAATTACATTGGGCGTATCCTATTAATCCGGTCAATTCAACATCAATGAATGGTATAGGTCACTCTCCTGCTTTATTAAAAGGGACATGGGTAATATGTTTATCAATGGATGGTACACATGCTCAAGATTTATATATTTTAGGTACTATACCAGGAGTTCCTAATAAAGGTCCTAATAATTCAAAAGGTTTTAATGATCCTGATGAAATATATCCATTAGATTCCCATCTTAATGAATCTGATGTTAACAGACTTGCGCGCAATGAAAAAGTTGAAGAAACTATTGTTAAAGAAAAACAAGATGATCGTGATGCTAATTGGACAGATATACCTGTAGCGCTAAACAAAACATATAAAATAGTTTCAGGATTTACATGGGCAGAACCAACTATACCATATAATGCTGAATATCCATTTAATGCTGTATATGAGAGTAAATTTACAGATGATGATTTATTATCCACCAAAAATTCAGGAGAAGTGAGTTTAGATAGTGGGTTATTTGAACAAATAACGGACACGCCAAAGAAAAACGGTCATATATTTGAACTTGATTCTACGTTGGGTAATGAAAGAATACATTTATATCATAAAGCTGGTACATTTTTTGAAATTGACGCGTTGGGGAATAAAGTTGATAAAGTAATACGTGATAAATTTGAGTTAACATACGGTCATAATTGGGTAAATATTAAAGGTAACGCGTATGTTACGATTGATGGCCATAGTTCAGTCATGATAAAAGGTAATGCTAATGTAGAAGTATTAGGATATAGAAAAACATTAGTTCATGGTGATGAAATATTAGAAGTAAAAGGCAATAGACATACACTTATACATGGAAATGAAAAAACAACAGTATTGAAAGACAACGATGAAAATGTCAAAGGAGCAGTCAATAAGTTTTATAGTGCAGAATATAATGAAAAAATAGGTGGTAGTAAATCAGAAAAAATAGGTGATAATTATACAATAAAATCTAAACGTTTAGATCTAAATCCTAATGGTGATATTTTATCTGGCTTTACTATTGACGACGTACAACCGATTATTAAGGAATAATAATGCCGGCAGTTACTAGAATCGGTGATAAACATGTGCAACATTGTACTACGCCAATTAATAATACCGGATCATCAGATGTTTTTGCCAATGGTATTGGAGTTAGTAGAGAAACAGATAGTACCACTGTACATGGAGGCGATTTATGTATTCCGCATGTAAGTACAATTGCTAGTGGATCATCAACTGTTTATGTTAATGGATTGTCAATAGCAAGAATTGGTGATCCTTCATGTACATCAGTTGCGCAAGGATCACCTGATGTATTCGCTGGCGGTTAATGGAGTATAAATATCAATATGGCTATTAAACGATCATTTTCAGATTTTCATATGGATTTTATTGCACACCCTGCAACAGGCGATATTGTGAGAAAAATAGACGATGCGTCAATAATCCAATCAGTTAAAAATTTAATAATGACTAATTTTTATGATAGACTGTTTCAACCTGCTATTGGAAGTGGTGTATTAGGTATGTTATTTGAAAATGATACAGGTTTGACAAGATATTTATTGAAAGAACAAATATTGAATGTTATTTCATCGTTAGAACCAAGAGTTACTATTAGATCAGAAGATATTGAAATAAACATTCCAGCTAGTAGTAATGAAATAATAGTTACAATATCATTAAATGTTGTTGGAATGGACAAAATAATTTCAGCAGATATTAATTTAAAAAGGATTAGGTAATGCCATCATTAAATGTAGAGTCACTCGACTTTTTCGATATAAAACAAAATTTAATTGATTATCTATCATCTCAAGCAGAATTTCAAGATTATAATTTTCATGGTTCTGCCATGAATACATTATTAGATACTTTGGCGTATGCTAATCATTATATGGCTATGCAGGCTAATATGTCATTAAATGAATCTTTTTTAGACAGTGCTACACTTCGTACTAGTGTAATTTCAAGAGCTAAAGAATTAGGATATGTTCCTACTCAAGTTACAAGTGCTAAATCGTCTTTTACACTGTCATTAAATTTAACTGCTGATGAAATAACTCCTAGTTCTTTTGTTGTTCCTAAATGGACAAAATTTTCGTCACTAAATGAGAATGGTCAAGCTGTTGAATTTTTAACAACAGATGACACTACATTATTTGATACGGGCGAAAAAGTAGGCGCAGCGAAAACAAAAATTTTAGAAAATACTGTAAATGTAACTCAAGGTATTCTTAAAAGTATAGAATGGACATATTCAGATAACAAAAGATTTATAATAAAAGATAATAATGTTACTGTTGATAATTTAGAAGTTACATTAAAACCGAGTCAAGGTGCTACATCACAAACTATATGGGATTATGAAAATAATATCATTAACGTAAATGAAAAATCAACAGTTTTCTTTGTAAGTGAAGCACATGAAAATCGTTTGGAAATATATTTTGGAAATAATAAGATAGGCAAATCGCCAGATGTCAACAATTATATTATTGTAAATTACATAGTATCAAAAGGCATCGGTGGAAATAATTTGTCTAAATTTGTAACAATAACTGATATATCAGGTAAATCAAAAGATTTATTTACTATTACAAACGCAGAGCTTTCTTATGACGGTGCAGAAAAAGAAACAATCGCGTCAATTAAAAAGATTGCACCTTTAGAATATCAAAGACAAAATCGTGTAGTGACATTACAGGACTATAAATCAGCTATATTAGCAAAATATAATAATGTCCAAGCAATAAATGTATGGGGTGGNGAAACAAATGATCCACCCCAATATGGTAAAGTATTTGTTAGTATTAAACCGTTAACTGGAAATACTGTATCTCCTAATACTAAAAAATCAATTACTGAAAATATTCTTAAAAAATATAATGTTGTTGGTATTACACCAGAAATTATAGATCCTGGATTCATTTATATAAATCTATATTCAACTGTGAATTATATAATTAACAAAACAACATTGAATCCAACTCAATTATCAAATGCGACAAATGANGTAATTACAAATTTTTTTATTACTAATGCATCTAACTATGATTCTACTTTTAAATATTCTAATTTATTAACTGCCATAGATGGAACACATACATCTTTTACTAGTAATATTACAGAAGTTGAATTATCAACTACGTTTTTTCCAGGTACTAGAGGTAAGCAGTCTTATTTACAAAAATATAATAATAGTTTGTTGCCAGACACTGTTTTTTCCAGCAAATGGATAAATAAAGCGTCAGGTAACTCACAATTAAAAGACGACGGACTTGGCAATTTAGATTTATATGTAAATGATGTATTAACATTTACAAAAGTAGGTGTTGTAAACTACGACAAAGGCGAAATTGCATTTACAGCGTTTGATGCTGAAAATTCTAATGCAACAGAAACTATATTTTTATATGCTCGACCTGTAAGTAATAATGTGAAAGTCATTCATAATATGTTACTTACGTTAGGGAATATAAACATATCCATGAATGGTGTTTAATAATGGCAGATAAAAAATTATCATTATTCATAAACAGATTAGTACCTGATTATGTAGTATCGGAACATCCACAATTTGTATTATTTCTGAGAAAGTTTTTTGAATATATAGAGCAAGAAAAAAATAGTTATGATATAATATCAAATTTACTCACTTATACAGATGTAGATCAAACTCTCAATGAATTTGAGATATTATTTAAGCAACAGTACCTTAAAGATTTTCCTGACGTAATAGCGACGGATACAGCATTATTAGTAAAAAATATCAGATCATTTTATGCATCTAAAGGTACAGAAGATTCTTTTAGATTCTTATTCAGATCATTATATGGATCAGACGCAAAGATATTTTATCCTACGTAGAAAAAAATATTAAAAAGCATCTGCTGGTACATGGTATACGCCAAAATATTTAGTACTAACTGATCCTTCAGGAAATATTCCTCCACAAAGATTAGATACGTCAATTTATGACGTTAATTTACTAACAGGAACATATATTACTGGGGCAATATCTGGAGCAGTTGCTTATGTTGACAGACCAGAATATGTAGATTATGACGCTGGAGGCGGCGGATTAGAAAAAGCAATAAGCATAGTTGATGATGAAGGTGAATACATACTGGAAGAACAGATTATAGTAGGTGAACCTTTACTTAATAATGGTCATTTCGGCTATGGAATTTCCTCTTGGTTTTCATCAGTGGATTCAGATACAAATATAATATCATTAAATTCTGCTATTAAAATTGCTCAACCAAGTGAATTGTTTTTAGGAAATAAATATGCATATACAGAAGTATCATTACCAGTTTCAAATGAATATGTATTAAGATTTGTTATGGATGAATCTACTTCTGATGCTTCAAGAGTAACAGTTGGTAGTGCGCCAGGTAGTAATGAAATATATGATAGTGGATTATTAGGTGTAAGTCCTATAACAATAGAAGCAAATATTGATACTTTAGCTTATGGTAAAACTATATACATAAGTCTACATTCAGAACATACTGAATATGATGAATATTGTATTTTTTCAAGTGTTTCATTAATACCGTTGGATCCAACAACACCAATATTTTTTATAGCTAATAGTAATGGTTCTGGTATTATATTAGCAGAATCTAAATGGTTGGATCGCCAAGGTTTTTTATCTAGTGATATAAAAATACAAGATAATTATTATTATCAAGATTATTCATATGAAATTCAATCAAGTGTTAGCTTAGTTGATTATGAATCATTAATCCAAACACAGATTCATCCAGCAGGCACTATTATGTTTGGCAAGCATATTTCTGATGTCACATCCCCTACAGTAGGATATACATCAGTATCATATGCTACAATAGATTTAGAAAAGACTTTCTTTTGGGAAAATGCTAGTGTTACAAGCACTGAATTTGAAATAACAAATGAGCCAAATTTTACTACGATTGGATATACTTATGGTTTTGTTGAAGAAACGAGAGAGCAAACAGAATATAATAGTTTATGGTCTACTATAGCATTTTTTGAAACATTCGCTATTGGACATTTCGATTCTAAGAAAGACAGTATTTGGCCATACACGTCAGCGTCGTCTATAATTGTAGTATAAATATTCAATAATAACAACAGTTAGGTTATAAAAATGACTTCTTTAGTAAAACATGTACAACATGTAAATAACGCTATTTATTTTAGAAATAGTTTACACTCAAGTTCTGTATATATCGGCATTGGTAAAGAAACTGATTGGGTTCCTGTAAATACACCGTCAATTCCGGTTGATAATATTGATTCTGATAACGATTTTTGGGCGAATTTAATTAGTGTAGCCAAAGTAACAAATGATAATATAGTAAATGTAATTCCAAGAAGATCATGGACATCAGGTGAATTATACAACGTATTTGATGAATCTTCAGTTTCTGGATATACAGAACCATTTTATGTTTTATCTTCAGTTGATGATGGAGTATACAAATGTATACAAGCAGGGAATCAAGGTGCTACATCGGAACCTGGAAATGGCGGAACTCATAATACAGGTGATGGTTATATTTGGGAATTCAAATATAAAATGACAGTTTTGGAAATGACAGATTTAGTTACTAATACATGGATGCCTTGTCACGACGGTTTTGAACATGAACTCGGTTCTAATCACGTAATGATTTATAGAAGAATACCTGATCCAACAAGCACTAGTGGTAAAATACCTGAAGTGAGTTATAGACAAACGGCAGTGTTAGTTAATCCTAAAGCGGCAAATAATACAGTAGCTATCTTCGAATATGGTACTAAAGCAGAGATGAAGTCTACTCTTGATTTGGGTATATTAGTTCAATTGGATAATAGACTTGCCGTAAATAGAAGTGCTACACAAAGCGAAACAGTTATTAATGTTATCCAATTTTAATAGAGAACTTATAAATGTCAACTAAATTCGAGCAAGAAACATTAGCAGGTTTACCATATTTCGATGATTTTGAAGATGCGAAGAATTTTCTTCGTATTGTGTTTAATCCTGCACGAGCAGTACAAGCAAGAGAATTAACACAAGTACAAACTATTCTACATAATCAAATATCAAAATTTGGCAATCATTTCTTTAAAGAAGGTACTAATGTTCTCGGTGGAGAATTAAAGTTAAGAAGAAGAGCGACGGTTACAATAAACGCTGAAGATTTACAAATTTTAGGTGGAGGCAGCGCTACTTATTTAGATTTTGAAAATCGTTATATCCAAGGTCAAACTTCAGGTGCTAAAGGACAAATTGTTCTTATAGAAAATAATATCAGCGAAACTCCAGTAAAACATAGATTTCATCTTGCCATGAGAGGTGGTGAATTTATAAATGGCGAACAAATAAGAACAGTCAACGGTCCTTATGAACAATATGTTACAACATACGAAACAGTAAATACAGCTACTGAAATAACATTTGGCACTAGTTTAGTCGCTAATTTGTACAAAGGTATTTTTTATATTGGCGGATCATTTGTTACTACTCCAGATCAAGAAGTTGTAGTAAATGGCGCATCTGATACAGGTACATTCAAAATTGGTATATTGTCAAATGAAGAAGTTGTCTCATATATAGATGACACAACATTATTAGATCCAGCAAATGGTTCAATAAATTCAAATGCTCCAGGTGGTGATAGATATAAAAGTTCAATTGAACTAGTTGCCTATACACAAACAGCAACAGAACCTGATAATTATTTTAATCTTATGAATATTGACGGTATTGCTGTTCTAAAATATAATAAAGGAACTGAATATTCTGAAATACTAAAAATATTAGCCAGAAGAACATCTGATGAATCTGGTAATTACACAGTAAATTCGCCAACNTGTAAAGTAGAAGAACAAGATCCAAACAACATTAATTATAAAATAAGTCCATTAAAAGCGTATGTTGATGGTTTTGGATTGGAAACAATTTCATCTACTAAAGTTTCAGCGGTAAAACCTAGAACTCCGAAACGTATAGAAATAGAATATAAAGGTCTTAAATACGGTACTTTTGTTGATGTTAAAAATGACGCTACCGGTAATCCAATAATTCAAGATTTTTTTGAAGTTGACAATCATCCTGTTGTATATTTATGGTCAGAAGAAGGTGCTACAGGTGTAGTAGTAGGTCAAGCAAGATTATTGTATCAAATAAAAGCAGGATCAAAGCAAAGAATTTATTTAGGTGATAGTAACTCAATAAGAAAAGACTTAAAAGTAACTAAATCTATTGGCAATCTAAATACACAAGGTACAAACGGACAAAGTACTATTTATTATAATTTAGAAACATTCAATGAAAATCAACAAACAAATACATATTGTCCTATTATGTCTACAAATAATAGTCCTGTAAGACATGTATATAAAACTGCTTATACAGCACAAGATATTTACAAATCTCAGATAGATGTTGCTGGTTTGATTACTATTGAAGCGCCAACTTTTAATATTGATTTTATGGAAAATAGCGCAGTATTAATTAAAGAAACTGATACTGGAAATATAGTAACGTTTGGTGCTACTGTATTACATAATATGTCAAACGCGGCAAAGTCATATTTTACTATTGCTGATGTTACAGGCACAGGCCCGTACGATGTTTTGGTTAGATATAAAAATAATTCAGGCACACATAAAGTAAAAACTTTATCAAAAATAACAACTACATTTGATGCTACTCAAACGTCGAAACAATTATCGCATTATGATGTAGATAGAGTATTATCAATATATAATATTACTGATGATATTAGTAAAACACAGAATTTATTAAATGCGCCAGTTTTACTTGATAATGGCGCTAGAGATTATTATTATGATTTTGGAATACTTAATAATCTAGTATCAGGTAAAACATATGAAGTGACATATATGTATTATGCTCATTCAGGTGCTTCAGGCGCTTATTTCTGTGCTGATTCATACCAAGATCCAAATGGGTATTATTCATCTGATAACGGAAACTATGTGTTAGGAGATGGATCTGTAACTAATACTATGTATTCTATGATTCCAGTATATAGAGATACTAGACGTATTCAAACATATTCATTAAGAAGCTGTCTTGATTTTCGTAGAAATATTACTGATTTTGAAGGTGGTTCTGCATTAATAGAACCTGTTACACAATCAGTTATTGATTATGATTTTTATTTATCGCGTATTGATAGAATATGGATTGATAGTTCAGGTGCTATTGGTGTAACATCAGGCATTGAAGAAGTAGATCCTATCCCAGCACCAATAGCAGAAGATTCTCTTGTATTATTTGAAGTAAGATTATCACCTTATATGTTTGTGTTATCTGATGTTCAAATTAAAAAAGAAAAAGCACAACGATATACAATGAGAGACATAGGTGAACTGGAAAGACGTATTAATGATATTGAATACTACACGTCATTTAATTTATTACAAAATAAGGCTGATTCATTAGATATTTTAGATGCCAACGGTTTACCAAGAAGTAAAAATGGTATGTTTGTTGATAACTTTACATCTCATAACAATGGAAAAGTAAGTGATCCTGATTACAGATGTTCAATTGATAAAATAAGTGGAATATTAAAATGTCCATTTCAAATGGACTATTTTGAAGTTAAACATAATCCTGCTGGTGATAACTTAAACATCAAAGTGCATCCAAATATTATAACATTGGATTATACGCCTGTTAAGTTTTTAGAAGTTGTTCAAGCATCAGATATAGTAAATCTTAACCCATACGAAGTTTTTGTATGGGAAGGTTCAGTAATATTAACACCTGGTTCTGATAATTTTATTGATCTTAAACGAGTACCTGAAAGAACACTTGATTTTTCTGGTATGAACGACAGTATTAATGTATTAACAAATGCGTTAAATATTATAGGAAATACAACTGTTTCGGCATCTGAAACATTTACTACTGCTAATATCAATACTAATACTTCCATTAGTAATATATTAGGTCAAAATATTTCTCAGGTTATTTCAGAACCTGTAATTTCTACAACATCAGAGATTTTTGGCACTCCAGTGGTTCATGATCCTATTGATTATGTTGGTCATGATGCAGATGGAAATTTAGTCAATCAAGATAAAATGATAATGACACAAGCAGAACGCTTGGCATATCAACAGGCTAATAATCCTGATTGGGATTCACAATCTCAAGCAAGTAAAGATTGGATTCTTGCTCATATGGGTGAGACTCAGCAAACAACAGATACTACAACTAGAGCTACCACTACATCAACAGTAAATACTTCTAGTCAAGCAGATGCTTGGTCTGATGTTTCTGTTGCTGCAGAAACAGATGTTAATATTGACACTACCAGAAATATTACTACATATACAACTACTTCAAACTTAGCAGTTGCCAGAGGAACTACAACTCAACAAATGGGTGATAGAGTAGTAGATACTAGTATTTCTCCATATATCAGAGCGCAAACAATAGAAATATTTGGAAAGGGATTTAAACCTAATACAGTATTACGAGCNTGGTTTGACGATGTAGAAGTTACTCAATTTTGNGCTGGTCTGACAACTNGTTCTTTGGGNGATTTAAGTGGAACATTTACTATTCCAGCAGGTGTTTTTAACGCTGGTGATATTATACTTTATTTGAAAGATAAGGTTGACCATCCAACGACTATTGGTACATCAACATTTAGTTCTTTTGGACTAGTTCAAACAAAAGAGCAATCTGTTATTTCGATGGATACGCCTTCAGTAACTGGTAATGCTTCTTTTGAAACATCTTTTGATACAAAAACTACTTCTGAACTATTTAGAAATTCAGCATATGATTCAGATTATCAATCAACTACTTCTTATGCGACTGGCTCTTCAACATCAAGCACATACAATGATAATACAACATCTGTAACAAAGGCATTATGTCCTTATGATCCAGTTGCACAATCATTTTATGTACAGCAACCAGGCGGTGTTTTCTTAGAGTCAATTGATATATATTTTGAATCTAAAGATTATGTTACGCCGGNAACTTTATATCTTGTTCCTATGGATGATGGATATCCAAAATATCGCAGAATACCGTATAGTACAGTTTCAGTTGATGCTATGAGAGTTGCGGCTACTAGATATGATGTTGAACAGGGTAAATTTTNNTATAATGGTGTTTATATAGATGGAAATAATGTAGAACATAGTGCTAATAGCGAAGTAGTTGGTGCTACTGATTTTGTTGCTACTAATTTCAAATTTTCGGATCCGGTTTATCTTAAAGATGGAACAGATTATTCTTTTGTTGTAGTTTCTAATAGTACCAATTATAATATACATATTTCTCATATGTCAAAGCCAAACTCAATAACTGGCGCTATCATAGATAAACAACCAACGCTTGGTTCTATGTTTATTTCACAGAATGCATCTACTTGGACAGCAGAACAATATAAAGATGTTAAATTCACAATGAATAAATGCGAATTTAATAGTTCAACTGGTGATTTATTCTTAAAGCCTACGCCATTAAGCGATTTATGGCAATCAAATAAAACGTATTTTACAGATGAAACTGTTGTATATAAAACAACAGTTAATGTTGAACCTTTCATCGGATATTATTTATGTAAAAATAATAATGTAACTTCTATTCCTAGTACTTCAGGCTCTACTTCAGATTGGCATTTCTTAAGTAAAGCATCTACTGAAATGACACATTTGAATTTCAATATTGATTCTATTAAATTACCTGGTACAGATTTAGTATCAACTTATAAACTAACTAATGATCCAATATATCAAGAATTTAAACCTAAAAATGATATTAAATTATGGAGTAGAAATACAGTTGAATTATCTACAGAGTCAACAGATACAATAGATATTCATTCAGTATTGACTACATCAAATAAAAACCATTCTCCTATTATTCATAGACATAGGTCAGGCGTGGTCACTATGAATAACAATACTATTTTTATAGATGTTAAAAACTATGATGCCGGCACATTTATATCTAAGACAACTAGAATATTGAAAAAGGCACAAAATTTAGTAATCATGCTTGATGAAAATGCGTATAATGGAGCATATACTAAAGTATGGTATCAAACAACATTGCATTATAGAAACTATTTGACATTATCAGATTCTTCGCCAGTGCATAAAAAGTTTAAAGATAATATGTTGTATTCGTATAGATTTAATGATGATCTTACAGTTTCTGGTATAGTACCTGAGAACGTAACTGGATGGCAATATAGATCGAAATTAATATGTGATGGTATAGATGAAACATTAGATAATAATGGCAGATTATACGCTTCTTCTATAGAAAATTATGATGATTATGTAGTTGCTGGAGATTTTGCTAGTGAAATACCAGCTATGACTGATATCATTTTAACTACTGAACCTGATATTGCAATTTCAGAAATATTTAAGTATAACGCTGCTGTAGTTGGCGGTTATGTGGTAAATTCATATATTTTATATAATGGAGATTTATGGCAAAATTTAGCAGATGGTAATGGTACTACTCCTACAGCAGGTGGTATTGATTGGAGACACGTAGGTTGTGTATATCCAGTTTCAACAGTTCAAGAATCAGAATCATCATGGGAGCCAACAGAAGTTTTACCATTACAGTAGGCAATATGAATAGGCAATATAACTATATAGAACGTGTATTTTTACCAACTATCACTCCAACAGAAGCATTTGATACATTCACAGTAAAAATAGAAATGTTTTCAGTTGATGAAGTAAATACGCCAAATATTAGAAACTTAAGAGTTATCGCTACTAGCTAGGATTTTTATGAATAATGATAGAATTATAGCAATAGAGAAAAAAGCATTAGAATTAAAAGCTAAAAGGTCTGGTCAGCGACTGGACTTTTTAACTAATAAAGTTTCAAAATTGGAAGAAAAAATACAAGAATTAGAATTGATAATAAATGATTGTATAAATATTCATAACAAATAATTATATTGGCGCTTCTTACAATAAAGTTAGAGAGAAAAATACAAGAGTAATAATAAATGGTTATATAAATAATCATAATAAATAATTATAGAGGATTATAATGGCGCTTCCTGCAGACGTACAAGCAACAGAAACATTCAAGAGTTGGAGAGAAAAGCACAACTCAATGAAAGCCAACGTTCTTGACAAAACTCTAAATTTTTCTGATGTAGTAGATAAACAATTAGCACGTGACAATTTAGGTGTTACTCAAGATATTGAAGATCAAATTTTACAGATGACAATAGCATTATCAAAATCAGGTTAAGGAATATTAATGGCAGGTTACATAGGAAATGTACTAAATGATTTTGATAATAAAATCGTAAATGATTACTTCACTGGCGATGGTACAAAAACAGTATTTACATTATCATACGCTCCCCCATCAGAACAATCACTGCTGATAAATATAGATAGACAAATTCAACTGTCAGATGGTACAGATTATACCGTGGTGGGTGTGAATATTACTTTTAACACTCCTCCAGCTAACAACAGCAATATAGTAGTTAGGTATATGAATAGAGGAAGTGCTATTTTAAACCCAGAGAAAAGTCCAAATGATACAGATGGTGGTTCAGCATCTTCTATATTTTTAGCTCAACAAAGCATAAACGGAGGCACAGCCAATGGCTGATTTGATTCAAATTCGTAGAGATACGGCAGCTCAATGGACATCAGTAAACCCAACGTTGGCATCCGGCGAAATGGGTTTCGAAACCGATACACTAGAATTTAAGATTGGGGATGGAGTATCAAACTGGAATACATTAACATATTACAATGGTTATTTAACTCCAGCATTGCAAACGTTACACGATGAAGCAGTAGCAGCGGCTGCTTCAACTGCTGCTGATGCTATTTCAACTGCTGCTGATGCTGCTAATACAAATAGCTATTTGGCATCTACATCTTCCAATTCATCTGCTGCTATAGCTTCTGCTGCAGCAGCTGCAATATCTGAATCCAATGCTAATACATCTGCTGCCAATGCGCTAGTTAGCGAACAGGCAGCTGCAGTTAGTGCATCCAGTAATAATTATCAAGGTGTATGGGCAGCTGGAACATATACACTTGGACAGTCTGTTAGTCACAATGATGGTTTTTGGATAGTAAATGTTGCTAGCACTACCGGTGAGCCCAGCGTATCAGCACAATGGACTCAATTACCAACTTATGAAGTGTTAAATTCAATAAATCGTGTTGCAAATAGTGGTACTGTTGTTGACGCATTCATTTATGATACTACTAAGGATTCTGATAACGGTGCATGGACTACTAACAGCAAGCACACAAGTTGGTACAACGAAACTTTGAATACTGCTACAAGAGGTAGCACTCGTGATTTCCCAAGAGTTGCTCTAATAGTTGCAGAAGCTACTACAGTAACTATTTATGATGCCACTGATAGTGCATTGCCTATGTGGATGGTGTTTAATAATTTAGGTGCGGATGTAAATGGCGGATTAGTATATGCTGCAGCAATGTCAAGTTACTTTGTAGATACCGTCATAATGTCCAATGGTACACTTTACTTTGATAATGTTAGTGTAGTACAAGTGGATTTTAGGGAAATAGTCCATTATGGTATGGATAATTGGATCGGAAGTATTAACCACAGACATAGTTATAAGGGATTAGCTACTAGAAATACAGGCGGTTTTTGGACGGCATATAGCACACTCGCCCCAGTTACATCTAATTCAACTCTGGACGTCAACGCCCTAGCAATAGCTACAGATTCCAACGGAGACTCAATTATCTACATCGGATCAGATGGTGGTCTAGACCGTATTGCCCCAGATGGGAGCGTGAGT